GGTCGCCCTTTGGACCTGGGTCGCCCTTTGGACCTGGGTCGCCCTTTGGACCTGGATCACCCTTTGGACCTGGAGTTCCTGGTGTACCAGGTGTACCTGCTCCTCCTCCATTCTTAGGGATTAACTCCTCTGCGAACTGCGCCTCCGTCTTGGTATACCCATGCTTCACAAGGATCTCATAGGCACTCAGACCACGGAGGACTTCCAGCACCTTGGCTGTTACCTTTACTGGAGTCTCGTTACTCCCGTACTTCGTTATCTTGCAGATGGGGATTACCACCTCGTAGTCGTGGTAGCCGTCGCTATACGCTTCGTCGGGGATGCGCCCCGTAGCCGTCATCACACATACGCCTAAGCCAAGGCGTCGCGTAATATCTGCGGTCATCTCGACGATAAGCGTGTTGCCACTTATGCTCACGGGTGGCGTGGCACAGAGTGCAGACCGCTCGTTCGTCACACTCACAATGAGGTTCTCGAATAGGGCAGGGTCAAGCACCTCTCCCGATGGATCTTTGATGAACTCCACGGGGATGAGCTTGTCCGTACCTCGCTGCACAAGCTGTAATGTCCCCTTCGTTCCTGCTTCTGCTCGTCCGAATATGCTCATAGTGTATTGGGGTTAATAGGTTTCTTCATCGTCATATATCTCTTCCCGTCGTACTCCAGCACCTGCCCTCGTGGCGTCTTGTTTTTGCCAGCAATGGATACGTGTATCCACTCGCTACGCCCCTTGGGATGCTCCCATATAAGCTGGTCGAAGCCCCCACGATCCCAAATGATATGGAGTAGCTTCTTCAATAGCTTGCGGTCGTAGGGGACGATGTCTGCAGCCTGACCCATGGTATGCTGGCTTTCGGGCTTGCCACCTACGGCAGCATTAAGCCCCTTATCCCCGCCCGAGCGGAAGCCCGAGGTGACAATGATAGGATGCCCCAGCTCTTCACGGATGCCGTCAAGATACTCCATGAGCATATTGAGGTGCATGATCTGATCCTTGTTGGGGTCGTTGGGGATGCCACGAGAGATAGCCGTGGGGCTGTGCGTCATCTCGGACAATGAAAAGTACTTGCTCATAGTCGTATAGGTATTACTCTTCTCCTTCTTCTCTCTTTACTCTCTCGACAAAGATCTCTCGGATCTCTTCGACGTCCTTGTTGCGTATCGCATTAGCTCCCTTCACGAAGCGTCGCATACTCTTCTCCATGCTCTGCGTGACGTTTTTGGGGCTGTTCTCCCAAATACTCGTGAACTCAGTATGTACGATAAGTAGCGTCACCAACATTGATACGTATGGGAGCTCATGCATGTGAGCGTATGACCACGCATCAGACATAAGCAGAAGCCCATCGGCAATGCCTGCAAGAGCCACGCAGAAGTAGTACAGCACAAGTCTGATGACGAATGAAGCGAATCCCTTGCTTGACGCTCCGTTACCGAACTTCTTTGCGAGCTTCTTTGGGTCTCCCTCCAGCTTTCCCTCACTTACGATGATGCGAGCCTGCTTTTCATCAAAGCGTTTATCTCGCATAAGCGCGGACGCAAGGTCAAGAAAGCGTGCGATAGTCACGCTCGCATAGCAGAAGATCCCGATGACCGCTGCGTGCGTTATCTCCGTCTTGGAGAAGGCGTCAGGGTCGAAGAAGTCGATAATACTCATAGTCTTTGTTTTTGGTTGGTTAGGTTGGTACTGGTTAGTAGTTGTCTCCGAATACGAGGAACGTGAAGTCGATGTCGCTGTACAGCGTGTTGTCGTACTTAGTATAGATCTCGAACGAGTTAGCCGTGATGTTTCCCGCCTTTGCGTTGTGTCGTCCGTTGCCATTGTCCATACATATCACCGAATACCTCGTATGCCCGAGATCGTGTGTAACGGTGTATGTACCTGTGCCCGTTCGGCTGATGCTCATGCGATCCGCCCTTGCCCCCCATTTATGAATGAAGCTCACGCTGTTTGCTCTCACACGCCCACCGAGGAGTGCCCCCGATATATCGACGTCGCCACGGATCTGCACAATGGGCTTGTTTAGCTTGTTCGAGATACGCACGAAGCGAGGGCTTGCACCCCACATGCCCATGAAGAAGAGAGCCCCTTCGTCTCCGATGTAGACGCGGCAACGTTCGTTACGTGTGTCGCTGAACTCGAGCGTTCGGAAGTCGTGGGTATAGGTATCAGGGAGCTTGCCACCAAATAGCATTGAGGCAATACGTAAGACCTTGCCGCCTTCCATAACCTCCATCTGACCCCAGTGCCCCGTGCCGTCGTGGTTGATCTCAACCACACGCTTCTCGCCTGTAGTCCCGAAGCCCGTCACACCAGCTGCAAAGGCAGGGAGAGAGGTGTTAGCAGATCCAGCGAAGAAGCTGCGCACCTGCCTTGTCCTCGGATCACGTGCCGCAATAAAGTTGGTAAGGACAAGCCCGCCATAGATGTCGGTCGTCCCGTCGGTGATAGACGTTCGTAGGTAGTCGAGCAGTCGTGCATTGTCCTCGATAGCCTTGAGCTTCCCGTCGGTGTAGCTCTTGGCCTTATCCGTGGCCTTCGTAGCTGCATCGTCGGCATACTTACGTACCTCTCCGTCCTTCTTCTCGGCTTCGGCTACCGCCTCGCTCTTGGCTTGTCCCGCCTTCCCGTCGGTATATGCCTTCCCCTCGTTGTGCTTGCTGTCGGTGTAGTTCTTTGCCCCCACAAGGGTAGCCGCTGCCTGGCTGTCGATACGCTTGGAGGTCGTCTTGTCGCCAGCGTCAGCGTATTGCTTTGCTCCATTCAGTGCCTCGCCTGCCTTCCCGTCGGCATAGCCCTTGGCTTCTACCGATGATATGTAGTCGTCCAGGCGCACCCAGTGTAGTGCGTTGAATGTTGTAGAGGCCTCCTTAGCGAAGAGTGTAGTCCCTCGTGGGTAGTTCACGCCTCCGATAGAGTTGGCTTCGGTCATCACCCAGCTGTCACCCACCTGGTAGGATGTGGGCTTCTTTAGGTGTGTGGTCGTCTTGCCGTCGGCTGCGGCCTTGGCCTCCTTAGCAAGCTGCAACGCTTTCAGGCTGTCGCTGTCTACGATCTCCTCCCATGTGTAGGAAGGTGTGTATCTCCAGCTCTTCCCTGCGTTGGGGCTTGGGGACTTATCCAGCGAGGTGAAGGTGTCCCCGATGTGGGACTTCTTGTCCTTCTCCGTCGTCCACTGCGACGTCGGTGGGGTAGTGGCGGAGGGCGCACCATTGAAGTACCAATTAGATACCTTCCCGTCGAGCTGCTCCTGCATGCGCTCGATCTTCGCATTCATTTCGGTTACTCCCGAGAGCCCTGTCGTGAGCTCACCTCGCAACGCCTGCACCTGCGCCTCTGTGTACTCTCTCCCTTCCCGCGCCTTGCCATCTGCATAGCCTTGGAGGTTGGAGATTACCGAATTAGCCTTATCCTCTAAGGAGCGTCCCGCCTCCGTGAATTTGCTGTCAGTGTAGCTTCGAGCACCTGCCGACTTGGTATCGACGTAGCCCTTGAGCCCGTTGGTCTTGTCGTCGGTGTAGCTTCGAGCTTGCCCTAAGATGCCCTCGAGTATGGTGTCGGCATCAGGACCACCGCTTGCACCTCCCCCCGTGAAGGATACCTTATACCCTCGGATCTCCTTACGTACTAAGTCGATGACGAACTCCCCGTCAGGCGAGATGAGCTTGTCTATGCGGATAGCTGCCGCTGGTATCTCCACAAGCCCGTACAGAGGTGTGAACACTCTGTTGGGTAGTGAGCTCAGCATACCGACAAGCAGGTGGTAGTAGCCTTCCTCGCCTTCCATAGGCTTGAAGCCCTCGCTGGTGACGAATGTCCCCGTGTTGTCGGTCTTGCTGCATCGTGCATACACATAGAGGTTGCGTACTGCATCATCTACATCCACCTCGATACCTGGTATGTCCCACGTCTTGTAGTCGGAGAGTGGTCGGTCGGGGCGTACCCCTTCGATCCCCATGGTGAGGTGGCGAATGACGCCAGCTGGTACGGATAGCTTCTTATATGTATTCGAGTAGCGGACCACATGCTCCACACGTCGTGCGCTCGTAGCCGACTCCACAAAGAGCCACTGCAAAGAGGGGTCACCCTGGAGCAGACGCAGAACACGTGCCGTAAGTGGACTAATGCTGTCGTTGAGCTCAGTGCGTATTCTGTGCTCGATATTCGCCTCGGGTGGCAGGTGCTTAGTAGGGAGCAGTCCCTCGGAGTCGAGCGGAGCAATACCATTAGGCTCACCCACACGATCACGCAGCTTCTCTACCTCGGTGCGAAGGCTCGCCAGCTCAGCAGAGCCCACTCCGCCACCTGGAATACCTGGGTAAGGGCTTGGATCAGGGCGCAGCTCCGTTACGTCGTTGCGTGGTGCGTCGCCCCATCGGAGGCGGTGCTTATCCCACAAGAGCTCCTTGCCGTCGACAATCACATAGTCGCCTTCCACACCTCCCTGAGGGAAGCGCGAATACACATCAAGCAGCGTAGCGAATACGCCTAAGTTCACAAGCCTTGCTTTCATTATTCCATTAGTGTCTTACTGGTTTCCATTAGGGCCTTGGCCTGCTCTCCATTGCCCAGCGTGAGCGCGGTGAGTGCCCCTGCATAGTAGACCACGGCCTCGCGCAGACGCTCACAGATCGTGAGCTTGCCTTCTCGGATCTTAGGGCGAGGTAGGTAGCGAGCCTTCTCCACCTGGATAGACTCCCCAGCCTCGCAGCTGTATAGCTCCAGCGTCAGACCCTCGGGAGCTTGGATAAGAGCCACCACGGGTTTCTCAGGACAACCACGAACACCCGAGAAGGCACTAAGCTGTAATGCATAGCGTGGGTCATCTTCGTAGATAGGCTCTGTGACGTCCTTTCTCCAGTCGCTCATACGGAAGGTGACAAGACGCAGGAAGTCGGCAGGGAGCGTCATTACGCCACGGCCATAGCCGACGGCACTCTCCCAGCGGATAGTCCCCGAGAAGGGCAGCCCCACGTCCAGCAGGTGGCGTGGCGCATCGCGGTGGACGATGAGCGCAGCATCCTCCAGCTTACTCTCGATGATCTCCTCGACACTGAGCGTATCGACGTCACCAAGAGAGGTAAGGGTGGCACTGGTGTTATTTTCGTCCAGTGCCACCCTTACCGACCGCTTCAATTCTTCGATAGCGTACTCCATGGAGGATTACTCCTTGTCGGTAGCGTCTGAGCCTTCAGCGTCGTCAGTGGCAGAGGGTGAGACGTCCGTCCAGTTGATTTTTACACCTACGGACTCAGCCGCTTTTTCGATGGACTTACGTGACCTCATATTAGAGCGGGCTACACCATAGTCGGTGGCGAGGGCTTCCTTAGCGTCAGACTCGTTGGAGAAGGAGAGGACCACGCCCTCGCTCTTCTCGTCATGATCTTCTTCGACCTTGGCTTCCTCCTCTACCGCCTCCGAGTTATCCGTGTAGTAGGGATCTTCCTCGAAGTATGTGCCGAAGTAGGGGTGAGCCTCCAGCTCTTTCTGTTCATCTTCGTCGCTGGTTACATACGCACTGCCACGCTCCATTTGAGGCTCAAAGGCAATGTGACGATAGGACACAGCGTCTGAGCCGAGGCTAAGGCTAAGGCAAGTGCCTGAGATATATCTCTTGTTCATTCGTTTCTTCATTCGTTAATAATAAAGGAGGGGGCAGACACCCAAGGGCCCCTGCCCCCGTCCTTTACAGACACATCACAAAAGACAACGGACACTCTAAGGCTTACGCCTTCTTCAGTTTGAGGCGAGCGTGAGCCTTTGGATAGCGGAGATAGAGGCAGGCGATCTCCTGGATGACGGCTGCGTCGGTATTGCGGATACCTGCTGCCTTCATGTCGAGGATATTACGCTGCCATGAGAGGAAGGTACTCTTGACGAGGAACTCGGGATCAAGAGCGAGACCGCAGTCGCTCATGCCGTTCAGGTCGAAGAGCTCATGATGCATGACCATGATCTCACCGAAGTCGGTGATCCAAGACTTGAACTGGAGATCCCACGACTCTACCGACTCCTTCAGGCGGAACTTGTCGCTCTTGATCTTCGAGAACGCTGCGAGCATTTCGCTACCGCAGAGGAGGACCTTGCGCTTGTTACCGACACCCGTACCTACGAAGAGGTCCTTGGAGATATCTACCAGCTGCTCATCGGTGATGTCGGTGCGCTTTGACGCGGCGACGTACGTACCGACCTCGATGTCCTTACCAGCCTGATACCAAATACCCCCCGTGAACCACGTGGCAGAGCCATCCTTAGAGGGGTGGACGATCTTATTCTTTACCCCGAAGAGGTAGGTGTTCTCCTGTGCAAGGCGCATATCGTAGATGCCATCTTCTTCAAGGTCCGAGAAGTCCCACTTGACGTTCTTTGCAGACATCTTGTCGATCGTGGACTGCTCGATTTGGATCATGAAGTTTTGGCAGTACTGCTCCTCGAAGGTGGGGACGTTGTTGAAGCGACCCGTCTGTGCGTCAAGCTCAGCACAAGCCTTACCCATACGGACGAGGCGCGTATTCTGCGCGATCTGTGGTACGAGGATAGGCTGACCCTTCGCGTTCTTCGCGCCATTGACAGCATATACGACGGGTAGGTTGGTGCTGGGGTCACGACCGCAGACGTGGAGGACGAGGTCGGGAGCAGTACCTACGGGGTAAGCGTTACCCTTTTCGTCGAACTGACCCTTGACTCCGACGACGCGGATCGTATCGTCGAGCGTGAACATGCTCCCGTCAGCGACTTCCAGCTTGACGCTGGCGTCGGTGGCCTGCTGTGCTGCCATCAGCTTGGCTGTGGTCGTCGAGATAGGACGAGTACCTACTGATGGGTACTTTACCGACATGCTGTCGATCTTGCGAGCTTCCGAGTGTCGGCTGATCTGATCGATAGGGGTGGACATTGGACGGATCTTCGTGATGCGATCGTCAATGGCCTTGGAATAGTAGTCGGGATCACCCTCAGCCTCACCCGTGGTGCGGTTGGCGATACCTTCGTTGCCCATTTCCTTGCCACCCTGGCCTACGGCTGCACCGCTATCAGTCTTACCTGCATCAGGAAGAGGACCGACGACAGCCATAGCACCACCCCCGAAGATGCCCGCCAAGAGGAGCAGACCCAGGTTTGAGATGTTAGTTGCTACTTGCTTCTTATTCATTTTGATTTTGGTTAGTTGGTTGATATTACTCTCGCTTAATTCGCTTCATCTTGCCCTTGTCCCAAATGCTCTTTCGCGTTGATGCTACTCCAAGAGCACCCAGGTCGGGTGTAGGTCTTTCAGGGGTTGAGCCACCTCCCGAGAGGTTGGCCGTGCCGTCGCCTTCTTCGGGCTTACGGAGCTTCACGTCGATCTTCTCATTGCGCCCTGCCACGCGTCCCGTCTCCTCGGCCTCTGCCACTGCGTTGTCGTAGCCAATAGCCTTGAGTGCCATTTCGATGGTCTCGCGTGTGAACTTCCCGCGCACCCCGTCAGTGACAATGTTTTGGAGCAGCTCCATAGCCTTGTCAATATCCTCGTCGGGTACGCCTTCTTCCTGGAGCTTGCCAATCACGTTGAGAGACTCACCCAGGTTTTCCTCGTACTCCTTCTCGAGCTTCTCGGAGTTAGCGATGCGGTCGAGGAACTTCTGATTAGCCTCCGCGATCTGCTCCTGCTTCTCAGGGTCTCCGATAGCGTCGGTAATCTCCGTTCCGAACGTTTCGACAAGAAGGACTGCGGGATCTTCGCCACCAGCCCAACGCGAGATGAAGCTCGCACTGCGGGGGTCACGGCCAAAGAGGCCTGCGATCTCCTTCTCTCTCCCCTTGTACCCTTCTAACTGGCCTTCGTAGTCGTCGTAGTCGTCGTTGATACGACCAGCGAGGACTTCATCGTCGTCCATATCGTCGTCGGGATATTTGTCCTTCAAGCGCGCCTTGAGTCGGTCGCGCTTACTCACCTCAGCAGCAGGGGGATCTGCGGGTGCAAGGTCCTTCTGTTCATCTATTTCCATAAGCCTAATTTTATAGATGAAGCAAATCTATAAAGCACCCGCCCTAATGCTGTGACATATTGCGTATTATATATTGGAATTGAACCCCCTAATGCGTATCTTTAAGGCATACCAAAATAAAGGAGCGAGCTATGCCAGGCAAAAGATCGTGCTACGAGTATAAGCACCGAGTGCTTTGTGAGATACTGACGAAGTACCGAGAGGCTACTTCGATGTGCTTTTACATAAACATGAAGAACGTCGTACAGCATGTGAAGAACAGCGAGTACTCACGCTTCTTCGTATCAGAGGATAGGGCGGTGCGTGTCATTCAGAAGATGATACGCTTAGGTGGTGAATGCCCTATCAAAACGCCATCGACGCAGGAAATGTACGAGGAGATATACAAGCGTGTAATGCTACTTCTCAATAGCCCTTTGGGGCTATCTCTCGAAGATGCTGTAACGCGGGTGGTTAACTCACCAGCCCCCAAGCTCTACCTATCCGATCGCAAGACCTACGAGAAGATTAACGAAGCCAAGCAGCTATGCAAGACAAGACCAAAACGCTAAGCCTCGCCATCGCTCTGCTTACATTCGTCCTCTATTTGCTCCCCATTCCCCACGGCAGCGTAGGGATATACAACGCGGGCCCATGGTGGGGGCGTTGGACCTACTCGCTTTTTCATGCGTCCATCTTCCACTGGCTGGTAAACTGCTGGTGCCTGCTCTCACTGGTGTTCTATATGGGCGTAACCGCACGACAGCTGCTGGCGTCCTATATCATTGCGTCGCTATTCCCCGTGTCCACATTGCACGGGCTCTGCGATGCGCACATTCTCACCTTACCAACGACTGGGCTTTCAGGTGCATGCTACGCCCTGATAGGCATGGTAACTCCCCAGGTGGCACGCAAACGCGAGTGGTTTACCTGGCTTGCCGTTGGCTTTGCCGTTAGCTGCATATTCCCTCTCATCAATCAATTCGTACACCTTTGGGGCTTCATCGTGGGCCTCATAGCTGGATACCTCACCCAATGCGCGAAGAAGTAGCACGAATACTGCAAGAGAATGAGCGACGGCTCGAAGCCCTCCATGCACCATTTAATCCTATCACGGGATTAGGGTCACCGCTGGAGCGTTTCGAGCTGCGCCTCTCTGACTTCGGTGCTATGGAGGTGCAATACCTGCCTACCTCGATGAAGGATATACCACTCGTCAAGCGTCTATCCAAGGCGGGGAGCATATCCAAATTCCTTGTGGAGAGGTACGGAGAGGAGACGGAGGAGAACAGGAAGGCACTCGTAGAGGTGTTCCTCCGACTGAGAGAGAAGCATGATTTTTTCTTTTGGGCTGCGGTCCAGGCGTTCATCAAACGCAAGGGGGGTGGCTCTGACGTGCGCTTCAAGCTCAATCACCCACAGCGTAAACTCGTCGAGGCTTTCGAGCGTCAGCGTCTTGCTGGTGCTCCTATACGCCTTATCCTATTGAAGGCGCGTCAGTGGGGTGGGTCTACCGCCACACAGATATATATGGCGTGGCTTCAGCTGGTGCACCAGGTGGGACTGAACTCCCTTATCGTCGGGCACGTCAAAGCAGCATCCACAGAGGTGAGCAACATGTTCGAGCGTCTTATTAATGCCTACCCCATAGAGCGGCTATACCCGATAGGGGCATCGTTCAAGCCTAATGAGCCAAAGCTAATCGGCATAGGGTCGGAGAGAAACGTAAGACGCATCCCTCAGCGTTCGTGCAATATCAAGCTGGGGACAGCAGAAGCTCCCGACAGCGCGCGTGGTGGTGACTACAACCTGGTGCACTGCACTGAGGTGGGGCTATGGAAGACCACCGAGGGGAAGACGCCCGAGCAGATCATCCGCTCCGCTTGTTCGGGGGTACTCTACAAGCCGTACACCATGATCGTGTATGAGTCCACCGCCAATGGTACGGGGAACTTCTTCCAACGAGAGTATGATGCGGCCCGTCGTGGCGACTCGCAATTCAAAGCCCTCTTCGTGGCGTGGTTTGAGATCGAGCAGTACAGCCTTGACATACCCGACCGCGAAGCCTTCGCCACAGAGCTATGGAAGAACAGGAGAGCGGACTATGCTGCGAGCGACCGAGCCGAGCCAGGTAAATACCTGTGGTGGCTATGGGAGCAGGGTGCTACCCTTGAGGCCATACACTGGTATATCCAGGAGCGAAAGAGCAAGAGCGACCACGGGGATATGGCGTCTGAGTTCCCCTCCGACGACATCGAAGCCTTCGTCCACTCAGGACAACGCGTATTCGACATGTACCAAGTGGAAGCGTTGAGACCTACGTGTAAGCCTCCGCGCTTCGTGGGTGACGTCGTGGCCAATGGAGCGACGGGCGAGGATGCTATCACGGGCGTGCGCTTTGTTGAAGACCACCAAGGACTATTCACTATTTGGGAGAAGCCTGAGATAGACCCGGGTGAGCGCATCACGAATAGATACCTTGTCGTGGTGGATATTGGTGGCCGTAGCCGCGGGGCTGACTACTCCGTCATCTGTGTGTTCGACAGGCTCTTTATGATGGATGGGGGTAAGCCCGTGGTCGTGGCTCAGTGGTACGGGCACATCGATATGGATAAACTTGCGTGGAAGTCTGCGCAGATCGCCAAGTACTACGACGAGGCCCTCCTGGTCATTGAGAGTAACACCCTCGAGACCAAAGACCCCAACCGCCAAGTGGACGGAGATCATTCGCACTTCATCCTCAATCAGATCAAAGACGTGTACGACAACCTGTATGCACGCCCGCAGTCTGCCGATGAGATACGTGACTCCGTGCCTCGCAAGTACGGCTTCCATACGAACGTGCACACGAAGCCTATCATCATCGACGTGCTTATCACCTTCATCCGAGAAGGGCTATACGTCGAGCGTGACGAACGTTGTCTGAATGAGTATATCACCTACGAGCGCAAACAGAATGGAGCATACGGAGCTATCCTCGGTAAGCATGACGACCTTCTGATGACGCGCGCAATAGGCTTGTACATCAGCTCCAATACGAAGGAAATGCCACTACCCAAGATCATACAGGTAAAGACAGCAGAGCAGCGACGGGCCGCCAGCAGGAGATCAAAGCCCGTGAGCGAAGCCACTATATAGTATTAGCCCCGTGCCCAACCAACGTCGAGCACGGGGCTAATCATTTCACGTCCCTATCTTAGTTTGCCGTGATGGCTCGGTGGGCCATTTCTACGGCAGCTGGATCAGCCATAGCCATAGCCTGCTGCTGCATTTCGGGGCTTATCCCTTCGGGGGCTATGCCCTGCTTCATCTGCTCAGCTTGCGAGTCGAGGCTCTGCAAGAGCTTGTCCGCAAATGGGAAGTCGCCCACCTCCAATAGCTGGTTGAGCGTGATCTGACCAGCCTTCCATACCTCGAGGAGGAACTCATTAGCGAGCTGTCGATATGCAGGGCTCGAGGAGCTCTCAGCAATAGAGAGGTCGAACTCAATATCACGGATCTTGCGGGGATCGTCGGGGAGTAGGCTCGAGTCATTGCCCGCGATATTCACCACGCGCTTCTCATCGTAGAACTGCTGAATGTTCTTCACATCCTTATACGCCCCCTGGATCGTGAACGCGCTAAAGCTATCCATGAGATCCACCAGCGAGTTCGTCGCGTTCTGCGTCTGCTGAGCGTATAGGCTGGAGCTCATACCAGCAAAGCCTGGCTTACCCTGCAGCGCACCATGCACCCCTGACACATCTTCGAAGAGCTTGAGCTGGATATTCAGTAGCTCCCCGATGCCGATATTCGTGGCGTTGCTCGAGATCTGCTGGGGAAGTACCCCCTGCTTGTTGGGAGTAAAGGCGATCACCCCGTTGAAGCGACTCCACTCTTCCCCGAACTCCTCGAGAGTCATATTATCGGGCACGCTATCCTCTGGGATAAGAAGTACCCCCTTCGCGCTTGAGCGCATTACCCAGTCGTATAGCGTGATGAGGCGGTTCGTATATCGCTGCTGGTCGATGACGTCGGAGACGAAGGAGTGGATCTCCCCATCAATGAAGGGGTAGGCCTTGAAGACATAGGGGTGGCTCTTGTGGTGGTATGGGGTCTCTCCCTCCTTTAGGATATGACCGAATGGACTTAGGTAGTAGAAGTACCAATAATCGTCTACAAACCACGTCGCCTCGATTAGTGGCACATCCTCCTCGGGGATCCCCTGCTCAGCGGCCATTGCCATGCGGTCTCTATTCACAGCCTCTACCATCTTCCCGTAGTCCTCCGTCTCGATCTTGTATACCTCCCCGTTGTTGGGGTCGTGGCACAAGTAACGCTCCTTCGTCTCCTTGCGCCATACCTCGATGACACGACAGCGACGGGGGTCGCGACCCGTGAAGAAGTCGTAAGTACGTGCATCGCTATACCCGAAGTCAGGGAAATCCGAAAAGTATTGACTCACGTAATCCCCGTCGCGTGCATAGCGGTAGATCTCACGTAGGCGTTCACACTCCTCGCGGCTGCTGGCAAACTCTCGGAAGAGCGTTTGTAAGTCAATATCATGGATCTCTCCAATGATACTCACGTCCCACCCGCGTACGTCCTGTGAATTGGAGTCCAAGAAGAACATACTCGGATTGACAATGCGCGTCCAGCAGTCCAGGCGACCCTCACGCACCCCGTAGCTCTTATGCTGGACCGTTAGCCCACTGATGACGAACTCCTCCATAGAGCGCGCACCAAGCTCGGTCATGCTATTGAGCTGCATATTGTACTGGAGGATCGTGCTCATCGTCTCTCCGAGTCGCTGCTCGTCTCTGTCTCGCGCCACGCATACGGGCTCTTTCGTCTGCTTGAGGTATGCACCGAGGACGTTACGCACAAGGCGACGGATGAGGTTGTTCTTCAATGGGACGCTGCCTTGTTCCATGATATACTTCTCCTCGGTCATCGTCTTGCCGTCCACATTGACGACATCCTTCCACTGATCCCCGTAGGTGTACCGCTTGCACCGCTCGCGATCCTTTCGGAAACGTGACATGGCGTCCCAGCTACGACGCGCCTCGAGGAGTACGCCCATAGCTCGGTTGTACTCCCCGTGGTGCTTGGTAGATCCAACGGAGTCAATCTTCTTTTGCCCGCCAACCTGGCTTAGCCGACGTAGCTTCTTAGTGTAGGTATTCATTCGCTTCTCTCTTATTTCATTTGGCGCAGCTGGATCACCAGTGCCTTCTTCTGTTTGTCAATCTCTGCCTGTAGCTCCTCTGCCTCCTTAGGGTCGGTAGCCTCCTTCAGGGCCTTCTGCATCTCCTCGATCTCCTTACTGAGATCCTCGAAGAGCAGCGCACGCTCATACGATTTGGTGTTCACCAGCTCGTCGAGCTTCTTAGCGTAGTCCGTGGAGTCACTCTTGCCTTGCTCGAGATCACTCTCGTAGGACTTACCCAGGCGCAGGACCTCCTTAGCTTCTTCCTTGAAGTGGTAGTACGTGTTATTGACATTGCGCATATCGTTGCGTTCGTCAGCCCCGTCGAGGAAGCCCGAGAGGATAGGCACGTCACGCATCGAGAACTCACGATCACCGAAGGCGGTCTCGCTGGACTTGATTATCTGATCGGCCGCTGTGTAGAGCCCACCGAGGTAACCCTTGAGCATGTACTCCAGCTTCGCAGGGTTGATGTTTACCCATCCCTGTTTGTAGTCGTCACCACCCGTGAGCGCGTTCAGCTCCTTCGCGAGCCATACGTAAGCACCGCCCGTAGCCTTGTAGGCCTTGGTCCAGTCGGGCATAGCCTTATTGTAGTCGGTATCCTTCCAAATAGGACGGCCCATCCAGCTGTGGTTAGTCTGTGCTTCGAAGAAGGGCTTAGCAAGGCTTGGCATGAGTGCGTGGGTAGCCCCCGAGTCGTCCATGAGGTCAAGTGGCATCACCTGAGAGATCTGACCAGCGATAGTCTGAGCCAGCTCCATGGGCGTCTTGTCTTCCTTCCCTGATGAGTAGCTCATGCCGAGCTCACCTATGCCGAAGATAGCGCGGGCTTCCTGGGGTAGAGGGATCTTCACAAGCACGTCTCCTACAAAGAAACAGATATTATTGCGTCTTACATAGTCAGGCAAGTTCCAGTATCTGTCATCATCGTCGCCACCCGTGAGTGCTGGGAGCATCGTCTGAAGAATACCGAGAGCGAGGAAGGTAGCCAGGTATGCCGTACCCTTCTTGGGGTTTCTCTTCACAGCGCGTGCGATGTTCACAGACCCCTGGATAGCAACATTCCAAAAGAGGTATAAGCTACGCCCCGTACCTGAAAGGAGTGCCGCAGCATTACCCACCCTGCTTTGCGTTGTCGCATCATAGAAGGTAGAGCCCGCTCCCTTCTTGTTGAAGTTCACGGTCATCTCCTTTGCGTCGTAGATAGATCGGTCGATAGTGCGGCCCATCTGTCTACTCGTCAGGAACGCAGCGAAGCGTGAGAGATCTTCGATACCTCGGTTGGCAAACTCCATAGTATCACCCAGCAATCGGAACGCCTGCTTGGGGCTAATACGTCCTCCTGACTCCTTCATCATACGCTCGATCTCCTTCTTATGGCGGTCCATGCTACGGAGCTGCGAGTAGCCCGTCTCTCCACCATTCTTCATGAAGAGCTTAAACGCGCGGTGCGTCTCGTTGGACATATCCAGCTTGTCGTGCTCATAGAGGTGGACAAGCCTGTGCATCTGCCCTGCGAGCTTGGCTACGTTGGCGTGGTAGGTCATTGCGTAGGTGGGTGACTCCTTGACCCACGCAATAGTGTTAGCGTATATAATATCTCGGATGAAGTTCTTCACCACGAAGTTAGGGCTGAGCGACGTATAGAAGCCTGCGAGCTTTCTATTCACGGCTGCCCCAGCTCTGAACAGCGCACCGATATGCCCCTTAGCCTCCCCGTCGGGGTTGGTCTGACCATTCACCGCCATTGCCACACGTGGGTCGCCATTGACGATGATCACAACGTCACGGCCTCCGCGCTTGACAATGATTTGGTGCTGCATCTGCTCACTCAGGCTGACGACGCGATAGGGGATAGAGGGCTGCTCGCTTGCCAGCTTGAAGTTCTTCGGGTCTTTTCTCTTGTTCTCCCGCATCATTTCCTCGAACTCCTGCGTCTTACGGATCACCTCCTCGCTCGTATCGCTTGGGTCGAACTCAGGTAGTACAGCTTCCCAGGCCTTGGTCACCTCGTTCCACTTCACCCACAGCTTCTGCACGCTGAACAGGTCGCTGGGGTTGTTCTCTACGAAGTTCAGGAACTTCTGACGCACCAGCTTATTGCGGTTGCTCTGCAAGATAGCTGACTCCATCATACTTGCGATGTGTGCGAGCGGGTCCTCTGCCTTGCTGCTACGGCCCTTGGCTTTCTTCAGCGTGGGAGAGAAGGAGCGGTCGCGGTCACCGAGGTAGCTATATGCTTCGTCGCTGGTCGTCTCATCGAAGCCTCGCAGAGGTATGTAGTACCCGTACATGTTGCGTACGTGCTCCAGCGTCTCTCTGCTCATAAGCCCTCCTTCGTACTGCTTTGCAAGCGGTGCGTCGGTAGCCTTGTTCGTGAGTTCCCATAGGTCGGTGACGTCGTTCTCATTCTCGAACTTCATGACCTCTTCGATAGCCTCCTCTTCGAGCGTCTGAATATCTACGTCGGGACGATCAAGCAAGCCCGTAAGACCAGCATAGTCTCGCTCGCGGTACTCAGCATAGCTCGGTGCGTAGCGTGCACGGATCTCGTCGTCTGTCTTATGCCATACGTCAGCCGTAATACGCCCTTCGCGGTAGTCGGCTTCGTTTCTCAGGCGATCCGTATCATTGAGGTACGCATCCCACAGACTGCTTGCCGTGAGCTCCTCGCCCTCGCCACTTTCCTTGACGGCCTTATTGTGCGCGTCGACGTCAGCCTCTACGGCCTTTTGGAAGGCCATCACGCGGTTACGCTCCAGCCCGTGCTTAGCCATCATGTAGTCCGTGACGTATGAGTGGTGAGCCTTCTTGGCAAGACGGCTTACCTCTTCCACCAGGGGCTCAAGTGCCATGCGGCTGTATGCAGCGGCCTCTGCTTGGTTTACGCTCGAGACTCTGTTCTCTCCCATGTAGGCATTTTGATAGCCCTCGATCTCCTCGATGTACTTAGCATCACCCTTGGCCTGCATGATCATTTCCATGACCTTCTTGAGCGAGAGCATGCTATCTTGGAGGGCCTCCTGCGTCTGATAGCTCGACTTCTTGATAAGCGCATCATAGGTGGCGGCCACCTTTACGGGGGCGGATGACTCACCCTGGCGGAAGCGGGCCTCTTCGTAGTTACCTACGCCCAGCTTCTCCTGCATGGCTATATCCTTAGCCTGCCCCATAAGGCCCTCGCCCTTCTTCATCTGATACGTGCGCCAAAGCATGTAGCGAAGTTCGCGGTCGCTGATGTCCCAGCCCAGCGCGAGCTTCACTCGGCTGAGGAGGTTATAGAAGGCGTTGCGTACAACGTTCCACAGGTCGCGTGCTTCGAGATCCTTGAAGCCCTGCTCGGCAAGCTCTGCGATATACTCCTCGGTGGCAAGTCGGGTGTTCCACCCGTATCTCTTGCTTCGCTCGACAACACCATTTCGCACGGCTTCGTTAGCACCTTCGAACACCTCGTCAAGGAACTTGCCGAACTGGTCCTTACCGACAAGCTCCTGCAAGCCCTTGTGCCCTACGACCTCATGGAGGATAGTAGCTTCGACGTCGTCTGCGCTCTCTGCATTAGGTAGCACCACTACCACCTGCCCCGTCTTAGGATCATACCAACCCTTAGCACCACGCATGCGTCTCGTCTCGCTTTCACTGCGGCCTTCAATCTCTGACGTGTCGTGAATGACGCGGACGCTTTCCCCGAGGGCTTCTGCCATGCTGGTGGCCACCTCTTCGAGATCCTGCATATCGAGATCATCTTGCTCGACTTCCTCGTCAGAGCGGTAGCGCACCTCCTCGTCGTTAGCTTCCTCGGTATCTTCCTCCGCATTGCTCACGTTGTTGGCTGCGCTCACCTGGGCGTCCATCTCTGCGTACTTCGCTTCCTTCTCCTCAAGCTCCTTCTGCATAAGCTCTTCGTAGTTGGCCACATCTTCGCGCGCCTTATCGAGGGCCTCTTCATGTTCGAAGGGCTTACCCGCACGTGCTTCCATTTGTGCCAGCTCCTTCTCCTTGCGTGTGTAGGTCTCTTGCGCATTGGCGGCAAGGTTGCGTACACGCTCTCCCGTGATGACGGACTCAGTAATATCCTTTATGGCGTTGGCAATACGCATACCTGGGACGGGGGTGTTCTCGATACCCAGCTTTTCAGATGAGTAGGTCATCACACGTCTCGACACGGCCGTCAGCTTGCTGTCCTTCTGCTCCATGTGCTTCTCGATCTTGGTGTTCACCACGAAGTCCACACCATTGACCGATAAGGTGAGCGAGCGTTGCACGCTGGTATTGCCGAAGCCTTCCTTAACCTCGGCTTCTGCTTCGGAGATCGACTTGTTGTAGTCCTTGATGAACTCCTTCATCTCGTCCACAGATCCGAAGGACTGCTTGCCTACTACAATCTTATCGACCTTGCCGCCTGGGAATAGCTCGTCAAGGGCAGCGAGGGTTCTCTCCGCCTTCTTCTCGACGACGCGAAGCCCTGCGATCTCCTGCTTCGTCTCGGGGATAGCCTTGCTTAGATAACGCTGGTCCGCTTCCCACTGCTTCCGCTTGGTCTCCAGCTTGCGGAGCTCCTTCTCGGCTTGGTTTTTCAGAAGGGCATACTCACTCCCCGAAAGGTTAGCTACCATATCCCCGAAGTTGTCGCCCTCTTCTTCGATGCTTCGATGCTCAAGAGCGTTCTCCATATATTCAGCCCCGTGCATGATGCTATCCGCAATAGCCCCCTTCGTCTTGAGACGCTGGTAGGCTGTCACGTCAAGGCTATCTTCCACGCCAAAGCGGAGGATGCGGACGGGCTTGCCCATTTCCTTGTGCAGGTTTCCCTGGCGAAGGATACGGCCATTGCGCTGGGTATAGTCCATTGGTCGGTTAGGTGCGTCCACATGGATAAGCGTGTGCAGTCGCTCCTGGATATTCACCCCAGTACCCAGCGTGAATGATGAGCCGAGCACGACGCGCACCTCACCGCTATTGACCTTGTCGAAGAGTGCCTTCTTTCTCTTAGCGTCCATGCCGGGCTTCATGATGACTACCTGATCCTCGGGGACGCCTGCCTCGATGAGCTTCTTGCGAATATCCTCGTACAGGTTGAAGCCTGAGACCTTGTTATTGTAGATGTCGGAGAAGATGGCGACAGTACCCTTATACTCCTTAGTCTCTTCCAGGCTTTGCAGAGCCTGGCGTACGGCTTCGTTGGTCTTGCTCATAGGCTCGTCGGGCGCGTCGTTGATGACAAGGCGTGGGTCTACGGCAGCAGCCTTCGCGATCCCATACATGGTTAGGGGGATATGCGAGTTCTCCTTCTTCTCAGCTCCCGACATCTTGTCGAAGTCTGCAAGCCGTTCCTTCACAAAGAGCATCACCGAGCGTAGTCCTGGTGTCTGAGGCAGGAATATATCCGTTGCCTTAGTACCTTCCAGCTCGGGGATCTTCTCCAGTACCTCGGGAGAGTTGCTTGTGAGTACCGTGTCGGATACCTGTGACCAAATACGCACCAGCTCGCTAAGCCCGTCGTACCCTACGAAACGCTTGTTAGCCTTAAATCTCCCGTCCGTGGAGAACTCCAGCTGCGTCTGCACTCGCCCGTAGTTACGCACGAAGTCGTCGAAGTTGGAAATGTTGTAGGCCTCCATATCCTCGCGTGGCATGAGATAGCGCATGAAGGTCCATATCTCGGCAGCCGTGTTGCTGATAGGCGTGCCAGTAGCGAACAGGATATTTCGCCCGCCCGTCTTCTCCATGACGCTTTGGATCTTGAGATATAGCCCCTGGCTCTTATTGGAATAAGACGGGTCGATACCCTTGATGTCTCGACCCATGGCGGTCTCAAATCCCAGGTGCTTATACTCGTGGGCCTCGTCGATGAGAAGGGCGTCGATACCGAGATCGTCGAACTCATAGACACCCTCGTCCACCTTGCGGTCCAGCATCTGCTGAGCCTTGGCCTCTGCGTTCATACGCGACTTAGCTTCGGCCTTCGCATCAATGGCGGGGCGTGACGACTTAGCGACCTCCTTCTCGAGATCCTGGAGCTCTCTTACCTTAGCACGATACACCGCACTGCGGGCTGCGTCCTTGTCCTCCTTCATCGCTTCGATCACCTCGCGCTTCTCGCGGATCTTCTCTTCGATATAGGTACGCTTACGTTCCTCGCTGTCGGGGATCTTGTCGAAGGTAGACTGAGGGATGATGATCATATCCCAGTCGTTGTACATTACGTTTGCGTAGAAACGCTTGCGACCTTCGGGCCCCTTGTCAGCATCGGAGAGGGTGAGGATCTTAGCTTGTGGGTAGAGGAGCTTTGCGCTATTGACGAACTGCCCTACGGTCGCATTCTGTACGACGATCATAGGCTTTTTAGCTGTGCCGAGACGTCGCATCTCCATAGCTGCCGAGATCATCGTGAAGGTCTTACCCGTACCCACCTCGTGAGCGAGGAGCACGGGCTGCGTCGTTGCGCGGATAGCGGCCTTAGCCTGGTGAGGTCGTAGCGTGATCTTGTTTGATGCGCCTTCGAAGTGTGTGGGGACAAAGTCGTCGGGCATAGTCATGGGGACGTAGTTATTCATCTCCATGTTGTACTTAGTCGTCAGCTGCTCCGCGAGCTTGTCATCCTCCTGCACCTTTGCCTGCATCCAGTCTACGAAGTCCTGGCGGAGCTCGTCGGCCTTGTCGGATACGGCAGCTGTGGCGGCCTTGTCGGTGGTCGTCTTAGTTGTGCGGTCCTTGCCATACCCGAAGCTCTCCGTCTTAGATACGATCTTAGTCTTGAGGTTGATGGCCACGTCCATAAGCTCAGTACCGAGGATATACTCATGACGAAGCTCTGAGTACACACCGAGGGCCTTATTAGCTTCGGTATAGTCGTCGCTCTTGGTTGTCATCACCCAGCCCCCGCCATGCTTGGAGAGAGATACGCGGACTCCTGTGCGCTCCTGGACGAACTCCTCGAACACCTTGGCAGGTATCCACGAAGCACCGAAGGAGTATGGGAGGAGGTGTGCTGGAATATCCTGTGGCATCACCTCACGAAGGGCGGAGATGTTCACGTCGTACTTGCCGCCTTCGTTGTTGGCCTCTGCGGCTGCGAGCTTCTCACGCACGTTCCCGCTGAGGTAAGCATAGCGAGACTCCACAACGCCCGTGCTTGGGTTTTCAAACGCAAGCCCCGTAGCGAGTGCCGCCTTCTTTGCCTCCTCCTCACTGATGGATAGAGCATCGGAGAGGTATTGCAGATCGACACGCCCGAAGCTAAGGATGCTCGCCTTGACTGCCTGTGTTGGGTCTGTCGGCTTCTCTTGCGTCTTTGGGTCAATGATGCGGCTGCTGAAGATGTCGGTCTTCCCGTAGATCTTCGTCTTGCTTCCGTCGACGTTTGCCTTCTCCTCGAACTTCTCGATGGCTTGGACGCTTGGCCAATCAATATCATTGCTAAGGAAGGAGATCGCTACATTCTTGTTGAGGTTGCCGTAGCGTTCGACGAAGGTATCGTAAGCGGTATTTAGAGCCTGCTGCAATTCCTTGAGCTTACCCGTAGAGTCTTCCGATGCCTGGAGCTGGTAGTCGATAAGTTCGTTCAGTGCCTTCTTGATGGCGCGGTAGTCCTCTACCACCTGAGCCTTTGTGTACTTACTGCGCACCTTCTTCCCGTCATTGGCGAAGCTCTCGGCAATGGTAATACCCTTGTTGGTGGAAACGATAGCAACAGATCCGTCCTTCTGCACAAAGACCTCACCGATCTTGTATCCGCTTAGGTCCTTGCCCGATGTGACGCCCGTACGAGCACCTTCATTCGGATCGACTTTAGCCATGTCGATCTTCTTCATGCTGCGCACCCATGCAGTGAGCAGCTTGTCTTGGTCGATGTTCGGTGTTGGGTATAGCCCTGCGCTGGTAGCTCGGTAGGTTGCACCATTCTCAAACGCCAGCTTCATCTCACCGCCCATGTTCTCGGGGTGCTGTACGAAGTAGTCGTTATACGATAGTGCGACCTCTCTTGTCGTGGCACGTTCTCCCGAGTAATCTGTGTACTTACCCGTACGTACTGGCGTCGTCTCGGTGATGTTGATAGCACCAGCGAGCTTTTCGCCATTCTCGCCTCGCTTGCGAACGATGATGATGTCAGACGTGACGCTTGTACCGATGAACGTTTCGTTGTTCAGGCGGAACGCACCGACGACGTCGGAGTTACCCCCATCCTTATCCGTGAGCCATAAGCGCAGGTCTCTGCTCTTGTCAAGCGTACCGCTCGAGGTGATGAATACCCCGAGCCCGTTTGGTGCGAGCGTGCGCACATTCTTGGCTATACAGAAGTCTTGAATGTTCTTACCGAACTTACGTGACAGGTCGGAGAAGCCCGTATCATCGTGGACCTTGAGGCCCGTGACAAATGGCACGTTAGTAATAGCAAGGCTTACAGATCCTGGGGCTACCTTGGTATTTTGGAAGCCCTTGATATGTACGTCTGCGTCGGGATAGAGAAGTGAAAGGATGCCTCCTGTGATGCTGTCGATCTCTACCGCCTGGATATTGCTCACGTCGCTAACACCCTTTGGCATGCGCGCAAGCATAGAGCCGATACCCGCAGAGCCCTCGAGGATGTTGCCACCCTTAAAGCCCAGCGCGGACACAGCGTCCCAAATTTGGTCGATAATCTTTGCGGGGGTGTAGTAAGCCGTCAGTCGGCTCTCATTCGCTTCGCGTAGTTCATCCTCCGTGAGGAGCATTCGTAGAGTGGCGTAAGGCGCGCTGTACTCGTTAAAGGCTGCGCCTAATCCACCCCAACCAGTCCACTGAGCAAGGATAGCCTTCTCGGCTTGCGTTGCTTCGCGGCCCTCGTTGAGTATCTCCTTCGAGAGTTTAATCGCATCGATGTTAGCCTTGATGCGTGCGGCATCAGACTTAGGGGAGTTGTCCTCGCCCTTCTTCTCACGCCAGTTGCGCGTGTTGCGCTTAGCGGGCTTGTCGCCCTTGGGAGCTTCTACTGATTGATCAAGCTGTTCAGGTACTCCTCCGCCTCGCTGGTCGTCAGTGAGAGTATCTTCGACACTACGTCGATCCACTCGCTTCTGCTTAGGCTGCTTAGCTTGACCTTCTGCTGGCGTTCCCAGCGGTTCATCAGATCGATGTTCCTCCCCTGCTTCTCGCTCTCCAGTGCTGGTGCGAGCTGGTACGTGTACTTCTTCTGTTCCATTATTCTCTGTTGCGTTTGCTTCTGCCTGCTGCTCCTTTACTTCGGTCATCAGCTTTTGCGCCTCCTGCTCCTTGGCCACGTGGCGCGCCTGCTCGATGATCTCGGGGCTTTCTTCCTTCCCAAAGTTAGCAATATCAAAACCATTGACAGCATCATAGCTATCCATTTCAGCGGATAGCCCTGACTCTACCAGCTCAGGCATATCGCGTGCTCCGTTGTAGAAGGCCTTGATATATGGGCGGACATCCTCCCCGAGTTCATTGATAAGCGTCTCTGCAAAGCGACTGAACTTACTAAGCCCTCGGTCGATGTAGCCCACCGCGAGCTCCAGGCCGATAGCCAGGACCTCGGGATCTACACCTGCATTGAGCTGCCCGCGTAGCTTCTTCTTCATGCGAGCCTTGAGCTCTTGCATACGCTCGTCGGAGACAAGGCCGAACTGCCCTTCGTTCTTGACGCGGGCCTCTTCCTTTTCCTCCTTCTCCTGCTGCTCTGCGACCTCGTTAGTATGCTCCACGGCCTGCATCATGCGACGTTGCGAAAGAAGCCTAAAGGCTCTTGACGACGTGTTCCCGTTTGATACATACCAACCACGCCCGAGTGAAATAGCCTCTATAAGGTCGTCGGGCACATTGGGATTGCTTAGGATATGAGCATCTGCGGAATAGGTATCTATGCGGCTTCGAGATTGCAGGATACCTCTGATACGCCATAAGGTATCTCCGTCTGTATCCTCATTGTCGGTCAATGCGATCAGCTCCTCTTCGCTCATATCCTCGAGCTCTCTTGGGGCTGTCTCCTCGGTGGCTTCGGGCCCAGCTTCGCTCGCCTCCTCCTTGATCTGCAGTTCGCTGATTGGCGCTTTCTGCATGTTGTCAAGAAGAGCGTGCGTATCGTTGAAGGTTGATAGGATGGCGTGCTCCTCTCCATTGTGGTACACGTTGGTTACCCCAGCGTCGATATCCTCAATGGTCACGGGGCGCATGCCGTTAGTAGTATCGGCTTCTACCTCTTCCTCCTCGATGTGGTCGGATAGTCTCGCTTCGCCCGTGGCGTGTAGAGCTCCCATAAGCCCCTCTAAGCTCACCTTGCGTGGCTGAGGCAGTGGCTTCTCCTCCTCCTTCTCTGTGGTTTTCTTGTCGCCCTTCTTCTTGGTGCTGCCCTTCTTTGGTTTGGTTGGCTTAGGGCCTTCCTCGTCTTCATTGAGATCATCTTCGATTTCACTCTTGAGGGCGGTGAGTACGTCCTTCTTTTGCTTAGCCTCTGCGATAGGGTCAATGATGTCCGATAGCCCAGGCATAGTCAAGAATGGATTGCTCGCTTCAATAGGGAGTCCTGAGTGGGCTCGGATCACTACCTCACGTTGAGCATTCACGTAGGCAATATTTCGAACTCCAGGCATAGCTCCGCTGTGGTAGTACTCCTTCAGAGCCACGTTCGCGTCCTTGATTGCCTTGACCGCCTCGGCTTCTGCCTCCTTGAGCTCTTGGTTTACCCTTTCGAGCACGGCCTCCTTCTCTTCTCGGGGCATGCTCTTGTCGTACGCTGGAGCTACGTACTCATTGCGGACCTTGGATGTTATCGAGGGACGTACCTCTTCCTCCCCAGTCGCATCGCTCGCCTGGGTGTCCCCTGCTTCGGGGGCTACTTCTTCTGTTTCGGTGGTTACTCCTTCCCCTTCTTGAGGATTGCTTGCAGCTCCTCCTCTACGCTCGGGCGTCCCTGCTCGGCTCTGATCTTGTTCATTGCCGCCAGGTGTTCCTTGTCCTTCTTGTTCCCCGCCATTGCTCCCTTCAAGGTCGCTGCCAGGAGAGCTGCTTCCAGTACTTCCATCTTCTTCTGTATTGTTGTCGATATTTATGCTGAACACTTCGCCCACCGCCTCGGCAAGCGTCTTAGGGTTTACCTCGCCTTCTCCGAAGAGGGTATCCTCGGAGACGGCCTGCACTGCGTCGTACACCGCATTGAGCTTTGAGATAAGCTCCTTCTGCGTTAGGAACTTATAGCGGAGTGCGAGCTGTACAGCAAAGTTACTATACTGCTCGGAGTTCACCTCACCCGTAATGAGGTCACCCGAGAAGCGCATCCACGTTTCAATAGCACGCTCTGCATCCTCGAAGGTCTTAGCCTCAGCGAATGGAGTGTACCCCATGAGAGCATTGTATGCACTTACCGACGATTGAAGTTCATCGAGGAAGTGCGCATCTGCTGGGCTCTGCTGGTCGCGATATGAGACGCGGAGTAGTGCCTGCTGTGTACGCTTGGGCAGGTTGTAGAACTCTGCCTCCAGGCTGTTGTGCGCGCCCTCAAAGAAGGAGCGGTACAAAGCATTGCGGAGGTCCTCCTTAGCTTCTGCCGTGATCTCACCCTTAGCACCGAAGGCACTACGGAATTGCGTGTCAGAGATAAAGCCCTGGCGGTTGAGCCAGCTCAGCGTCTCAGCCGCATTGCGTGTGATGGACTCGGCAAGGCTGAGGTCGTCGTCGCTTGTCACCAGTAGGAAGTGAATGAAGGTGTCACGCTTCTCCCCGATCTTAGCATAGAGCGTTTGCGGATTGATACGTTCGACGCCACCGCTCTCGATGTCCGTCTGTCTGTATTGTCCGAGCTCGATAGCTCGCTCGTCGCTGACGTCGGCAAGATGCACCAGCACGGGGGACTTCATCCCCTCGATAGCCTCGGGATCAATACCGAGGGCCTCTGCATTCTCGATGAGGTACTGCTTGTACTTCTCACCGCTCGTATCACGGAACGACTCCCACACGGCACGCAGTGCGTCGGCACGGCTATTACCCTGGATCACCTCACCACGTGCGTTGATGGTAGGAGCACCCGTGTAAGCCGTGGCACTCGTTGTGATCTCCTCGGGATTGATATTAGCTGCGATACGTACTGCCGCCTGCTCGCTGACAACGTCGCTTCGATCCTTTGGCTGTGCCTCGGGAATAAAGTGCAGCTGATTTTGGTATCCTCTGATGTGGCTTGGCTGCAGGCTTTCGGCTTCGATGATAGCGTAGTGAGCCTGCTGTGTGTCATTCGTTGCGAACTTCACGTCAGACTCCTTGCCTATGAGTGCGTCGGAGAGCTGCCCCTGACGATCCACTCGCAAGCCTTCTACCTTAATGTACCCACGTGCGCGTGCGTCGGCTGGATTGTCCTTGCCCCATTCAGGTGCGGTGTCCTCGGGCGTGGGGGTAGCTTCTTCCTCCTGCTCCGCCTCGGGCTCTTGCTCCTCGGCAGCCTCTTCCTCTGCGGGCTCTTGCTCGGCCGTAGGCTCTTCGCTCTCCTGCTCCGTCTGCTCTGCGACGGGCTCGGCTACCTCTGCAACTTCCTCCTGCACCTGCTCGGCTGCGATCTCAGCGACGGCCTGCCAATGTGCGAGTGATACCTCTGCGGCTTCGATACCAGCAGCTACTTCTTCGCGCGCCTGGATCTTACCCTCGATAGTGTCGGCACTACGTGGCTTGGCCTTCTTGGCCTTGGCAAGCACCTTCTCCTTATCGGCAATGGTGCTCTCGATGACTTCGAGAGCGAGGGCTACGTCGCCATTGGTTGCACGCAACACCGCTTCGTATGCTTCCTCGGGTGAGAGACTCTCGTCGTTGGGATCATCGTGTGAGGTGCTTTCATTATCTTTGCTCTCAGAAGGCGTGCTTTGAGACGCATCCGTGCCCTCAGAAGCGGGGTCGGACAATTCAGTCCCCTGCGATGAGTATAAGTCTTGATCTACGTCCGAAGTATCAGGTGCGTTGTCGGCGCGCATCCAAAGCACTACGCCTTCTGTAAGCAACCGCTTCACCTGATTTCTACTCTTCTCCTGATTAGACACGATTACCTCACCTCCATCTCGCTGTACAGACACAGAGGTGAAGTGGTAATGACGACTCCCATCTTCCTTTTCGAATACGCGGATGTAGATATATGAGCTGTCTCGTTCTGTCTCTTGTCCTTCCTTGGCCGTGCTTGGCTCTTCGACAATAGCGTGCGGAGCTTCAAGCGTTGGACGGATCATACCGAGCTTACTCTTTCTCCCATCGCGCATCATCTTGAGGAACTGGTTTTCTCCCATGTGAGCATCCCCTATGGGCGTGTGCACCATACCATCCTCACCAAACTCAGCATACCAATTCTCAGGTGTCAGCTCAAGTTCGGGGGCTACCTCGTGGTTGTTGGAGATAGCTGTAAGGAAGGCTTCGGCTTCTTCTTCGGTCATACTTCGACCGATGATGTCGTTCTCTTCTTCCTGGGTAGGTGTTGGTGCGGTGGTAGCCTCTTCGGGAACTTCCTCAGATACGGGCTGTACCTGCGCTAAGGCTGGTGCTGCTGGAGTGGCTGGAGCTTCCACGGCCTGCGTGTTCCCGTCGCTTTCGGGGCTGAGGCGTGTACCCACTACCACCCCGTCGAGGTAGTCCTTAGTGAAGAGGTGCACCTTCTTCCCATCGAAGGGCTCATTAAAGTACACCTCGATATTCCCGTCGGCATCCTCCTCGTTGGTGACGTAGGCTGTGACCTCCTCACCTTCGGGGGTGCGAATGGTCAGCTCATCATTGAGTGCATAGCGTGGGAGGCCTGCCTGCTCGCGTTCCTCTCTCTCCTCAGCCTTGGCCTGCTGTACCTGGGCTGCATGCTCATTCTCGATCTGTCGGGCGCGTGTGTTGTCCGCCATGGCCTGCAGGTCGTCGGTAGTCATCTTGTGAGGTACGCCCGAGTAGTCCACATCGAGTGTGCCGTCCTGGCCTACCTGTTGGATAGCGATCTGCTGGGGGTTGCCATCAGCATCGAGGAGATTGTATACTGCTCCTACCTGTGGGGTGATAGTCCCGTTGATAGCGTCGGCCGCTTCCTTTTCTCTGCGTTCGTAGACGGCATTGACCGCTTCGCTCACTGCATCGTCGGCACTCGTGGGCTGCTCTGCACTGATAATGTCGTCGATGCTGGCGAAGCGCACGACGCCCGTCTCGTTATCGCGAACGATGAAGTCCTTACTGGACTTGTCGGTATCGATACGGCCCTCCTCATCCATGACAAGGTCGCCATCCTTGATATGCACTTCGACTTTATTCCCTTCCGTGCCTCGGAGTATAGCCCGACGGAGTGTTCCGTCCTTGTGCTGCTGTGAGCGCACTGCCTGCTCGGCTTGTGCTGCCTCAGCCTGTATGCCTTGGGAGACACTCCCGATCATACCCTCGTAGGTAGCACGTGCATTGAGGTAGTCCACATAAGACTGCACTGCCTGTTCGCTGTGCTCCTCTCGCAGCTGTGCCACCTGGTCGAGCGTCAGCTGGTCGGGTGCTCCCATCTCATCGAGAGCATCAGCATCTACCCCGAGACGCTCTGCCGCCTTCTGCTGAGCGAACTCATACCAGCTGCGTGCATGGCTCATCTCTTCGGCTTGGGTCATCTCTGCGCCCTTATCGTAAGAGTCTGCCAGCTCGTTCTGTAATGGGTCTGCCTTGGCATCCTCGCTCTGCTTGCGTCGGTACTCGCTCATACCCTTGTAGGTCTGCACCGACTTGGTGTAGTCGAGGATAGCGCGACGCTGCTCTGCGTTGAAGTTGGGGTTAGTGAGTGCAGACTTCACAGCGTCTACCTGCTCCTTACCATCCTGGAGCAGGATCTGTCTGCGCACGTCGTCCCACGCCTTGCGTTGCTCATCCGTGGTGAGCGTACTCCACACTGCACCCTCGCTCTGCCCGATCTGATAGCGTGCCATCCCACGTGCACCACCGCCAGCGAAATAGCCCGCGGTCTGTGCGCTGCTCATGACACCACCCATAAGGGAGACCCCGAGGAAGGTATCGATATTGTCGTCCAGGTTGAAGAAGCCCTTGCCCTTGTCGGCTGATAGATCCTTGTCGCCAATCATCACAGCGGCTGCGTTATTGGCGAGCTCTTCGAGGTATTCGCCAAACACACCATTCCATTGCGCTTGCTTCTCAAGAGCTTTCAGTGAGGTTGCGAACTTAGAGGCCTGCATGTTCTCGATGAACTTACTCGCCTTTGCCAAGGTCCATGCCCCAGCATCACCGACACTGCCTGCCACCTTCCCGAGTACTGACTTCTTGCCTACCTGCTCGGCCGCTTCCACCCCAGTCTTACCGATAAGCTGAGCCAGCTTGGAGGCAACAGGAGAAGCGACCTTACCTGCGGCCCACTTCACTACATCGACAAGCCCGTCGCCCAATAGCTCCGTAGCGTATTCTGCTGTGTTTGACAGCTCGCCCTTAACGAAGGCTTCGCCCAAGCTGTCGCCCTCGGTGTGACCTCCGTAGGTAGTCGTTGCTCGCCCTTCGGCATCCACGCCCGTAGAGAACTGAACATCCCCCGCGGTACGTCCCACTACATTCGCGGCAGTTTTCATCGCCCCGAAGGTGTTTGCCATAGCACCACCAGCAAGCATAGCACCAGCCGTTGTAGCTGCGCCACGGATAGTGCGCTTGATGATAGCTTTCCCTGCGGCCTTTGCTCCGAAGCGTCGCATAGCATAGCGAGCAAGACCCGACGACACGTTCTTCCCCATAGTTGAGATACCACCACTCATTGCCATTTCCACCATGAAGGGGATAGCGTGAGCGGTGACACTCCCTGCTTTATACCCACGGCCTATGCGGTCCTCGAAGTAGAGAGCCGTTGCCATTTCGTTAGCCTTGGCATCGAGAAGGAGCTGTTCCCCTCGTGTGAGCTTCTCTCCTCGGTCAGCCTTATCGAGAGCCATTGCAAGGCGAGAGGATGCGGATAGATCTCTGACACCCTGATCCCATACACGTGGGTCAATGATAGTACTGCCGAAGCCTCGGAGCGTTCCTGCGAGTGCACTACGCTCGTAGACAGAAGCAATGTCTCCGCCCTCCTTGGTGTTGTGGTCGGCTTCTGCGATGAGGTTGTTCACATCGTGCATCGTGCTACGCGCAGCCTCCAGCATCATATACTCGCTGTCGTTAGCCTGCTCGATACGGGACTTATTCGCGGCTGCGGGGATATTGAAGCCACGGATACCCCAGGCGGTGGGGCTATCAGCTATGGTCACTTCTCCCATCTTCTTATCGAGGTACTCTGTGCGCTCGGCAAGAGCCTTGTCGATTTCGCTTGTCAGCTCTCCCGCCTTACGTCGTGCGTCGCTCTCGGTGAGTGTAGGTGTGTAGATTACATTAGCCTCCTTCAAAGCCTGACGCAGCTTGGGATCTTTTACCGCGTCTATGTTGCCAGCGTTGTAGCCGTCTACCTCCTCCTTGCTCAGCTCGGTGGGGCGAATAGTCTTACCCGTCGTCACGTCCAAGAGAGCCTTGGGAGCGGTCACCCCGCCATTGTTGGGGTCGAAGTCGGGGACAAGCTCAGGCTGTACCACGTTTACGACGTTGCCATTCTCATCTTGTGCGACGTCTCGAGTTGTCTTGAGCAGTGGTACGCTTGGGTCGTTCACCTCCTGCACAGGGCGCATCTTCTTGTCAAGACGTGGGAAGCCCAGGCGCGCCTTAGGTGCGTGCGAGGGCTTCTTGGGATTGGCGGGGAGATCAAAGCCAAAGGGGGTAGCGGGTGCACCAGGCTTGCCCGTTGGTGCGAGCTGATCCTTTGGTCGCAGTGGTGCAGGCACTCCCGCTGGCGTTGGCTTTATCCATCCCATGTCTGCCTTGAAGGTTTCGAAGTCGGGGAGCTCGTAGCCTCCCGAAGATACCTTGTCGTAGACACTGCGCAGGTTTTCCTCCTTGCGCATATCCTTTGCGAACTGGTCAATGTTTGGGACTGAGTAGCCCATGGTCTCCAGCGTATTGTGGAGTCCTGATAAGTTCTTTTGCGTCTTATCGTTGTTCTGCATGAGTTGCTGGTGATTGGTTAGTAGGCTTTGCCCTTTGAGCCACTGCCCTTATAGGCTTCGCCCTTAGCTGCTGGCTTCGCTGGTGCGGGTGCGGGCTTTGCCTTTGGTTTAGGCTCTACCCTGCGTGCGTTTGGAAGTCTCGAAATGGCTCTCTGCACATTGGGATCGTTGATGTTCTGCCCAATAATCTTGAGCATTTCCTCTGCCTTTGGCTCGGTATATGTAGCCTTAGACCCGAAGCCCTTCTTCGTACGATACTGGGCTCGTACAGACTCGGGGAGCTGGTTGTAGATCTGCCCGATATTGGCATTGTTCAGATCACCCTTGGGAACCTCGTAGCCTCCGAGGTCTTCCCCTTCCTCGTCGTCACCGTAGTCGAGGAATACCGATCTGCCACTACCACCTCTGCCTGCGGAGTTGGCAGCACGGGTGGCCATGATGTTCGTGCGTCGGCTCTGCTCACCTTCGGAGGCTCGGTTATGTCGCTTCGTCTCCTCGAGTGCGTTGGCTCGCTGTTGGATGCCAGCCATACCCAGCTGTAGACGGAGCTTGCGGTCGGCTTCCTTCTCACCGAGCTGTGCCACCCACTTCTGATATTCCTGCGACTGCTTGGCGAGCTTGAGCTGGTGGTCGAGTGCGGCCTGATCGCGTCGGAGTTGCAGTGCATCTCTCGCCTGGTCGTTATGATCGTCGAGCTGCTTGGCTCTCATGTAGGCCTGGAGATAGGCGTCGGCATCCGCCTTTTTCGCGGCTCGCAGTTTCTCGTATCTATCCTGCACACTCCCGAGCATTGTCTCGGTGGGCTTGTAGGCATTGGGCGCATAGTTAGCTGTCGCAACAAGGTTGCTGATAGCTCGCACCCCGTCACCTATTGCTGCGATAGCCTCACGGCTACGCTGGCGTCGTCGGTCTTTCTCCACCTCCTCGGCAGTGGGAGGAGTGAATGGAGTGAGGTGTCGGAGGATCTCCACATAAGACGTGGGGCGTGTGACCTTCTCCTTGTCTGCCTGGGTGAGTTGCACCTGGGGTAGCTCGGGAGTAGGTGCGAGTTGCTGGATGCGCTTAATAGCTGTAGCCCCGACACCCTGATTGGGCGCGGGGGCTGCGGCTGCTGTGGCTTGTGGCTGAGGGGCAGGAGGGGTAGGGGCAGCGGGTGTCTGTGAAGGTGCAGGGGCGGTGGTCGCCTGCTGCACATTGGCGGGTGCGTCCTCCTTGCGTGAAACCTCGCGCCCCGTGCCCTTCCGAATATCGTCGAGCACTCCCATGGTTACTTACTGCTTTGTGGGTCGAAGGCATTGGCGATACCTGCGCCTGCCTGTGCTACACCTCCGATAGCCTGTGTGATCCCCTGGGCTCGGTTGTTCTCGATTTGGTTGAGCTGCTGCTGGAAGCCGTCACGACGCTGGATGTACTGGCTCTCGATGAGGTCCTTGCGCTTTGCTCCGTCTGCGGCTATTGCGCTGGCGACGTTGGAGAGAGCCTCATTGCCCGCCTCACGTTCCGCCTGCACCGACTCCTCTGTGCCACCCATGACGGCCTGCACTGCCTGTGCACGCTGGTTGCGCTTGGCGATAGCCTCACGGGTGCGCTCAATAGTTCTGAGGGCGTCGGCTCGCTGGAGTGCGTCCTCGTTGTATCGTCTATCATACCAGGTCTGATTGTCACGCATGCTGCTCATGACTCCCTGGCGTGCGCGCTTGGCTGCTTTGCTTGCTGCGATGCCCCCGAAGATACTCCCGATAGCTCCGATGCCTGCACCGACAAGGCTTGCGATTGGTAATGCCATATCTGTTTACTGCTCTATATGTTATATGTGGTGCAAGATAATGTGATAGCTTAGCGCGCACACGACATATAGAGTAAAGCAATATGGCAAAGGGAAGAAAGACTGGCGGGCGAAAGCCTGGCTCAGTGAACAAGACAACGAAGCTAAGCCGAGAGCTTATAGTGAATGTGCTTGACAAGTATCAAGAGAGCGGATTGATGAAGGAGGACCTCGATGCACTGCCACCGAAGGACCGCCTCGACGTCATGGTTAAGCTCATGGGCTTCGTGCTGCCGAAGATGCAGAGCACCCAGGTAGACCTTACAGCGAATGTGAACAGCGCATCCGTTGAGGACGACCTTACGAAGCTCGCTGAGGAGATGGCATAAAAGAAGAGCGAGGAAGCTGTGGGCCTCCCCGCTCTAAACTGGTGGTTGTAAAGAAAAAGCTGCTTGGCTTTCTTGTCTACAAAGGTATGCGAAATCCCGAAGTATCTCCCAAATGTAAACCTATCTAATTTAGAAGGCGGGTATAAAATCGTCCCCTAAATCGTCCTCTGCTTAATCCTTCTTCTTGTATATACCTGTAATTCAATGAATTGCAAAGCATAGTTGTACCCAGAGTGGGAGTATCAATAACCACTCGCTATTGCGCTCTATTATTCTCTATTGCGCTTGCGGAGCGGGCTTGCGTAGTGGGCTTGAGATAATAGGGGATAATAGGAAGCAATATAACGCTACTAAAATCGTCCTCTATTCGTCCTCTTTTTCTCGAGCAGGGGACGATTGAACTTTTCCATTTCTTGAGCCTTGAGGGTATCGGCTATTGCGATGTATGGGCGCATGGTTGCTTCGGTCTTGTGGCCCGTGTACTTCCTGATAACCTCAGAGGGGATGCCGAGTGTGAGGGCCTGCACCACGAATGTGTGACGGCCGACGTGTGAGGTTATGACCTCATACTTTTTCAGTGTCTCCTCGATGCGGTGACGTCCTGAGTAGCGTAGTCGTGTGACGGGCGCGTTGATGCCCGCCTGCTCGCATACACTCTTGAGCGTTCTGTTGAGTCGCTGCTCCGCCATTGGTGGCAGTGGGGTGTCCCCTCCTTCGTACTTTGCGAGGATAGCACGGGCGTGGTCATTGAGGTTTACTTCGATAAGTTGGTCAGTCTTCTGAGCGTAGTACCTGATGGACGTAGGTGTGATGCTGTCGTGGGTCAGCTTCTTGAGGTCGGAGTATCGAAGCCCTGTAAAGCAGAGGAAGCAGAAGAGGTCGCGGGCTACTCGCTCTGAATGTAATCTGAGATCCACGGAGACAAGACTACTCAGCTCTTCCCACGTGAGATATACCTCGGCTCTGTTTGCGTCGATACCCTTGAGACGTACGTCAAAGAAGCGTCGGTAATCCTTTTCATATAGCCCCTGGCCTTGTGCCCAGTAGAGTAGGCTCTTTAGTATGCGCAGCGTCTTGTCTATTGATGTGTTGAGGAGTCCTCGCTTCGTGGTGAGGTAGGTGATAAGGCCTGCCACCCACTCGCTACTGATGTGGTCCAGGGTGTCCTTACCTGCATACTCAGATACGTGCATACGTGCTGTGCGTATGTTCGCATTGTGCCTCTCGCTCCAGCTCCTGCGGACGCTCTCTGATGCGACGAATGCGTCGAACACTGCTACGATAGTGCTGTTGTCCTCGGGGAGTATTGCCTGCGCCTTGGTCTCTTCGATGCCGAGGGCTGACTGCAGGTACTCGTTGTACTTGGCTTTGAGTTCCTCGGGGCTTGGCAGTCGCTCCTCTGCCTCGAAGTAGGCAAAGGCTCGCTCCATTGACTCCTCGACGTATTGGATAGCTCTGTTGATTGCAGCAGCTGGCGTACGCTTGTCTCCGTGGCTGGTATTCTTTAGGCAGCGTTCGGCCTCTGTGCTCCATTTGCTTGGCTCTGCACGATGCCCCACGGCTACGTTAGTCACGTATCCTGCATAGCGTATGCGGTAGCGTATCTTGAGAGCGGTCCACCCCTTCTGCGGATCCAGGAAGAAGTGGCAGGTGCGACGTATAGGTAGCATGTTGTGCGGGGTTGTATTGTAAAACCATTTCGGTGAAGCCAACGAAATGGTTGTGAGTTGTTGCAGATTATGCAACACCTCCACTGGCTCTCGAGGAGGACTCCTTGAGTTCTTTCAGCTCCTTTAATATCTCCTGCATCAGCTTTTCTTGTTCGCTGAGTCTGTGGTTAATGGCATTAACATGATGCTCCACCTCCTTGATCTTATCAGCTTGAGAGGATATTGATCCCAATTTGATGTTTGTCGCCCTTTCTTTTGCTTCGAAGATCACCAAAAACATCACAGCGGTAGTGAATATAGTACCCCCTATGAGCAATGTGAAATTACCACTACCCCCCATTGATGCGGAAATCAATGTACCTGCACCAACAATGAATATAGCGTGGGCTAACATTCTCTTGGCATCAGCCTCCAAAATATATTCAGGGGAGCTCTCCACGCGATGGTCGCCAAGGGCTTTGACTTCGCGCCCAAGGATAAGGATAAGGAGGAGTGATGCGAGGGAGGATAGAGGTATAGGCCATAGATAGTCCATCCAGTCTCGCATTAGAGGGAAAGATAGTGCTACATACAGCGTAGATCCAAGGGATACAATACTTAGGATCAAAGCAACCCAAACATAGGTGCTTCGATACAGGTATGACCTCTTAACGGGAGTTGGATTTTCTTTTGCCATGGCTATTCATATCTACGTATTCCACCGAGAACTTCGAAGACGCGCTCGATCTGTGTCTTTGGTATCTCTTGGCTCTCGTATGCTGGGTTGATTGGTTCGAGTGTATAGTGTTCGCTGTCGCTACCACGACGCAGACGCTTGATGGTTCGCTGTCCTGAGAGCGTGACGATAGCATATACCTTCCCGAGGAGAAGGAAGTCATACCACGCTTCGATAGGTCGGAGTGCAACTAAGTCCCCGCTGTTTATCTCAGGCGACATGCTATCCCCACGGACATTCATATAGAACACGCCCTCCTTATTGTATGGTGGGTAGTCTATCATATAGGCAACGGGTGCGCTTGCTGGGTCGTCGGCAAACTCTCCGTAGCCTCCGAGGAAATCCACGTCGTAGTAGGGTCGTCCCTTGTCCTCTGTGATGCGGGGGAGCTGCTCGTACTCCTCCTCCTTCTCGTTCACCTTCTCTTCCTTGAGCATCGGGCCCTCACCCGTGAGCAGCCAGTCCAGTGAGAACTCAGGATACCTTGTTACTATCTTAGACGCCAGGTCTCCCGATACCTTCTTTGTCTTGCCCGTTTCCACGTTCTGCACACGCTTGTATTCCACACCCACATTGTTTGCCAGTGTGGGTGATTTTATTCCTATATGGGCAAGCACTCTCGCGAGTACCCTTGCTCCAATGGTTTCTGCTTCCTTGTTCATACCGCAGGTTAAATTTTTTTCTCCCTGACAAACAGGAGGTTAAGTAGTATTTAGGAATAATTATTACCGCAAGATTTGGAAATAGGAATTATTGTTCCTACCTTTGTAGTGTAGTTCAAGCGGAGCTACAAAGGAACCTCCAAAATTGGAGTAAAATCCGAAACAAATATAAAGATAATCTACCACCTGCAACTATGGCTGAAATAAGAGTTCCTAAGAGCCACGCTGAAAAGTTAGATGCGCGAGCTCTGAAAATGCAGGCAGACTACCTGCGACTCCTGGAGCAAGGCAGGGGGGCTTGGCAGAGCAAGAAAGCTCTCGTCAAGAAGTACAAGGTGAGCATGAACACAGTCTACAACGCTCTCGAGAGAGCTGAAAAGCTGTCCAGCACCACCTCTGCCGAGGGATAAGCCCCTCAGTCCTCCGCGATCTTTGACATACTTGATATAAACAATGGCGATACGAATTAATCTGCGGGTGAAAGGCCCGCGCGTGATTAACCATTGTCGTTAGTCTTTGGCCTATTGCGCAAAGAGCGAAGCCGTGGAAGGCACGGAAACCCCGAGGGTCGCAACCCTCCTGACGACACTACATATAATAATAAGAGATACGACTATGACACGTAAGATTTCCATGAAAGCGACGCTCACCTGCTCGCTTATCCTGACCCTCCTCTCCTTCGCTATCTACGCTATGGGCTGGCACTTCAATGATATGCCCCGCATCATCATTCAGATCTTCGCCCCTGCTATGCTCCCGATCACATTCAAAGAGCTGTACGATAACAGAGACGGGGATGACTACTAATTGTAAGAGCAACATGCGGATTGTTTACGTATGTGTATTGTGTTGAGAATGGCGGTCGTGTTGTAAGGGGCACGGCCGCCACACAAAGTGGTTTTTTTCATTATTGATTGCTGTTTTAGTTAAGTTAAGAGTGGTAGCCTTGCTCGGGAGAGTAGGGCTGCCAAAAAAAGTAGACACTCAGCCGCAATTTCGAGCGGCTCCCCATCGGGTCTGTCATACCGCCCGATATAATAGTGATGAATCTTATCTATCGTTTTATGACGGCAAGCCCGTGAGGGTGCAACCGCCAGCAATGTACGAGCGTGGCCAACTCGGGAGAGCGCAACCACGCAACAAAGTAGACACTCATTAATACACGACACATTATGAAGACAATTCGATTGACATCGCTCACCATGATAGGTTTCAGGGGTGAGCGAGAACGCACCACCACCTTCTCTCCCAACGAGACAATCATTGCAGGGCCTAACGGCTCAGGCAAGAGTCGCCACCTCGATGCCTTCCTTTGGTGTCTGTTCGGCAAGGACCGCAACGGACGCAAGGACGAGGACGTCAAGAGCTACGACGAGGCTGGCAACACCACAGACAAAGCCCCCTGCGAAGTATCCTTGACGCTCTCCGTCGATGGCGAGCCGCTCACACTCCGACGCGCTTATGTAGAGGAGTGGGTCAAGCCCCGCGGACAAGCTGAGGAGGTCTTCCGAGGCCACCACACCGACTGCTACTGGGACGACGTCCCCGTCAGCGTCACGGAGTTTGGCAAGCGTCTCTCCGCTCTGATAGATGAGACGACGTTCAAGCTGCTGACAAACCCCGAGTACTTCGCCTCCCTGAAATGGGAGGACCAGCGCGCTATCCTCTTCGACGTGGCACACACGCCAAGCATCGAGGAGATCGCAGCATCCTCTCCCGAGTGGGAGGGGCTGGTAGACAAGCTCAATGGTAAGAGCCTGGCAGACTTCCGCAGACGCATTGCAGCTCGCAAGAAGAAGCTCAAGGAGGACGCAGCCAAGATCCAGCCGAAGATCGATCAGACGCGCATCCTGCTACCACAATGGCAGGACCGCAAGACGCTCGAGCCTGAACTTGCAGGGATCGAAGCTGAGCTTACCGATATAGACAAGGCAATCGCCAGCAGCTCCGAGCGACTGCGCAAGCAGGACAAGGAGGCCAGCGAGCGAGAAGCCAAGATCCAGGAGCTCCGAAGCAAGCAGCGTCAGCTCATTGCCGAGGAGCACAAGCGAGCCGACGAAGAGACCTACCAGCGAGGGGCACATCGTCGGGAGCTCCAGCACAAGATCGACGAGACGAAGCGAAGATTAGAGGAATGCAAAAGTAAAAGCTCTTCATTCTTGACTCAATACCACGAGCTCTCTGATTTGGCCTTGTCGCTTAAAGCGCAGATGCTTGTTAAGCGCGAAGAGTGGATGACACTCCACGCTACCATATATAATGGTGAGACGACCTGCCCACACTGCCACCAGCAACTCCCCGATGAGCAAATCGCAAAGGCTGAGGCAGTATGGCAGAGTGAAAAGAAAGCACGACTCGACGCCATAGCCCAAGAGGGTACTCTCCTAAAAGAGAGAAGTGCAAAATGCGAAGAGGATCTAATTGGTGGGAAGGCAATCATCCTACAGAACGAAGATGAGGCAACCCTACTCAATGAAATACTCATCAAGCAGCAAGCCGATCTCCTCGATCTCCCCGAAGAGGAAGCCGTAAAGCCCACGCCAGCTGAGCAGCTCCCAGGCTACAACGAACTCGAGGAGCAGATCCAAGAGCTACTCAAGCAAGCCGACAACGCAACGATCGAGACCGACAGCACCGAGGCATACACCGCCAAGCGCAAGAAGCTCTCCGACCGACGCGACGAGATCAAGAAGCGACTCGCATCACAGGATCAGTGGGACGACTACACAAACCGCATCAAGATCCTCGAGGACGAAGCCAAGGCAATCGCACAGCAGATAGCCGACGCAGAGAAGGAAGAATACGAAGCCACCCGCCTGGCACTGCATCAGGTAGAGGAGTGCGAGCGAGTGATCAACTCACGCTTCCGTGGCGTGACCTTCCGACTCTTCGAGTACACCATCGATGACAAGAACCGAGAGTTCCCCTCAGAGACCTGCCAGCCGCTGGTAAACGGAGTGCCCATTACGGCAGCCAACACCGCAAGCCGCATCACGGCAGGGCTCGAGATCATACGAGTGCTCAGTGAGCACCACCAGGTATGCGCTCCCGTCTTCGTAGACAACAGCGAGAGCATACAGACTCTCCCCGACGACCTCACATCACAGATCATTCGCCTCCAAGTCTCCGACGACAAGGAGTTAAACGTCACACATATCAATTAAGACAACATGACACCACAGACAATCCAACCAACGGCCAGCGCGCCTGCACAGCCCCAAGCCAACACGCTCAGTGGCTTCAACCATATCCTCGCTGACCAGCGCACCCAAGACTACCTCCAGCGGGTGCTCTCTGCTAAGAAGTCCTCTTTCGTAAACAACATCACGGCACTGGTGGCAAACAGCACGGGGCTACAAGCCTGCGACCCGCTGACGATCATCCATGCAGGGATCAAGGCGACCGCCCTTGATCTGCCACTCGATCCAAACCTCGGCTTTGCCTACGTCATACCTTACAACCGAAAGAACGGCACAGCACAGGCGCAGTTCCAGCTGGGATACAAGGGCTTCATACAGCTTGCCATCCGAAGCGGTCAGTTCCAAGCGATCAATGTTACCGAAGTTAGGGAGGGTGAGCTTCAAGACTTCGACCTCCTCACAGGGGAGACCCGCTTCGCAGCCAAGCCCAACCGAGAGACGCTCCCCATCATAGGCTACGTCGCTTACTTCCGCCTGACCAACGGCTTCTCGAAGTGCCTATATATGACACGTGAAGAAGTCGAAGCCCACGCCCTCCGATACTCCGAGACCTACAAGAGCACGAAGGCTTGGGTAAAGTCCTCCAGCAAGTGGACAACGGACTTTGACGCTATGGCGAAGAAGACCGTACTGAAGCTCCTGCTAAGTAAGTACGCTCCACTCTCCGTAGAGATGCAGAACGCTATCAAGAGCGACCAAGCTGTCATCGATGAGCAAGGCGAAGCACACTATGTAGACCGCGACGAATACGCCTCTGTGGAGGATGTGACAAACAAAGTCGCTCGCGAGATCGAGAGTAAGACCGCAAGCGAGTCCCTCGACTTCGACGGAGAGACGGGCGAGATCTACGAGTCACCCACGGCAACGCCCACCACACCACCAGCTCCCGAAGAAAAGTTAGAAGGTAAGCCCAAGGATGCACAAGTAGAAGCACCATTCTAATATGACTCTCTCAGTCCTCGGATCGAGTAGCGCAGGCAATGCCTACATACTTCGTACATCGTCAGGGGAAACGCTCCTCATCGAATGCGGAGTCAAGAAGCAGCAGCTACTCCAGTCCCTGGACTTTGACCTACAGCACCTCGCGGGTTGCCTCCTCTCGCACGAGCACGGAGACCATGCCCGCGAGGCCCGCTGGGTCACCAGCCGAAGAGTACCGATTTACTGCTCCAGGGGGACGGCCGACGCTTTACAGCTCGGTGACGACCCCATGCTCCGAATACTGACGAGCAAGCGAGCAGTGAAGATCGGTAGCTTCTCGGTCCTTCCCTTCGACGTGGAGCACGACGCAGAGGAGCCCCTGGGCTTCCTTATCGAGCACGAAGAAATGGGTAGGCTGCTATTCCTCACCGACTCATACCTACTTAAATACCGCTTCCCCAAGGCGACGCACTGGCTCATCGAATGCAACTACAGCGAGGACCTCATCAAGGAGCGACTCGCTGCAGGGGCTATCCACCCAGCGCAGTACCAACGCACGACAAGATCGCACATGAGTTACGGCACTTGCTTACGGACGCTCCTGGCAAATGACCTGACCACCTCACGACAGATACTGCTCATACACCTCTCCGCAGGCAACACCAATGCAGAGCGTTGCCGACAATCAATCGAAGAGGCTACGGGGCTGCCCACGATGATAGCAGCACCCGACATGACAATAGAGATCAATAAGACACCATTCTGATATGCCAACCACACAGACCTACACCCCCGTCACCATTCAGATGAGCCCCGAGGATCTACGGCAGCTCATCATGAATGCTATGCGAGAGGGAGCTGAGGCACTCAGAGAAGAGCTGAGGCATCGACAAGAGCCACAGCATCGCACCATCAGCGGACGCAAGGAAGTGATGGCGTATCTCGGCATACGAAACTCAGCAACACTCAGACAACGCATCAAAGACTATCCCGAAGCCTTCACACAGGAAGGACGATCAACAATAATCCTCGACACGACGATCTTCAACGACCTCAAAAGGAGAGCCGAGAAGATGAGACGTAAATAGTAACACCTCATATATACTATGTGTATGTGCTCCGACAGATATTTTCGCCACGATATTCATGCCAGCTTAGACCTAAAGCTCCGACGACTCATGGCGGCACATGGGGCAGAGGGTTACGGCATCTACTGGCTAACACTCGAGCTACTCAGCCAGCTATCAGCAGACGAAGGCAAAGAGCCTCGAATGCAGTTAGACCCAAAGCTCATCGCGAAGCTACTCCACTCTCGCAAGCCTACGATGATTGAGTCTGTTGTCAGAGACTTTGAGCTCTTCGTAGTAGAGGCTGGAGACGACAACATCGAGTACTTCTACTCACGACGACTAAGCCACGACTTCCACGAAGCCGTCATCAGGAAGGGGTACGAAGATGAAGAGACGAGCGACGAGCCAACCGCCTACCGAGCCAAGCGACGACTATCTCCCGAGGCACGCGAACGCATGGCAAAGGGCGGTAGAAAGTACAGACCTACCAAGGTAGAAAGTAAGGTAGAGGAAGGTAGCGAGGAAGGTAGCACCAAGGTAAAGGAAGGTACAGAGGAAGGTAGAAGTAAGGTAGACCAAGGTAAAAGTAAGGTAGACACCAAGGTAGACACCAAGGTAGAGGAAGGTAGAAGTAAGGTAGGAGGTAAGGTAAAGGAAGGTACGACCAAGGTAGAAAGTAAGGTAGAGGAAGGTAGCGAGGAAGGTAGCACCAAGGTAGACCCCCAAAAAAGCAAGGTAGATGGGGGGATAATAGGGGGGCAAAGCCCCAAGACTATAAGACAAGAAGACATAAAGAGAGAGGGGGAAAAAGCGACGCGCTTTTCCCCGCCCTCCCTGGATGAAGTCAGAGCTGAGATAGAGAGGGCGGGCTATGAAGTAGACCCCGAGAGGTTCATAGCCCACTACGAGAGCAACGGCTGGCGCGTTGGGCCTAACAAGATGAAGAGCTGGAAGAGCGCGCTGGTCACCTGGCACAAGCGTCAGAAGGAAGAGGACGCCAAACGGCAGTCACTATTCCCCCGAGCTTCGCAATCTCGACCAACCTACACCAATGCCGAATACCACCCTGAGCGAAGCGCGCCACCTACGCCACAGGATGAAATGGCTAAGTGGCTTGCACTTGACCACGACAACCGAGCGGTACTCAAACGCAACTTCCCCGCAAAGTACGCTGACTATCCCGACTAACACAACGACACAATGCCATTCACGAAAGAAGAACTGCTTGCAACGCTTGACCCCGTCACCTTCGAGGGGTATGAGCCACGGCTGATGAAGAACCCCGTCACCTTTGACGACGCGTTCGACGTCCTCCTCGAGTTGGGACGACGTGAGACTCCAGCCTTCGACCTATCGCCCGACGAGATACAGGCATACCGCAGAGCCCTCGCCTGGCTACTCGCTTCCCCGTCCTGCACTAACCCCTTCGGAGGTTTGTACGTGTGGGGTCCGACGGGATCAGGCAAGACCATGCTGGTGCGACTACTGCACCGCCTCTCCGAGATCGTCGGGGTGCACCGCCCATTTTGGAAATACGACAAGGATCGGGACAAATGGAGCGTGTCATACCTACCCCTGCTGTGGAGCAGTGCCACCCATGGCGAGACACACGCCAGGGACTACACCGCACACTACCAGGAGACGGGGAAATATCTCGATGAGGGACGCTTTGTCCTGCACATCGGAGACCTCGGGGCAGAGCCCAAGGAGGCGCAGTACTACGGATCACGATCAAGCGTCATAGCGTCAATCATCTGCCGACGCAGCGATCAGCACGGAGAGCGACTTAGCCGACCAACGATCATCACAAGCAACTATCCACCCGACGCACTGAGCGGTCCTAACCTCTACGACGACCGCACTGCCTCTCGCATCCAAGGCGACTGCGTCATAGTCCATTTATCATCAACAGACCACCGACTGGCGTCAGCACAGCCGAGGTCGTAACCTCAAAGCTTATGCAAGACATCTGTTACAACTTCAACAACTTCGACGACCTAACCGACAAGGACCTGCGGGATCGCATCCGCAACCTCAATGTGCATATCGAAGCACTCCCTGCAATCATCGGACGCACCACGACGCCACGAGCTCATGCCTACTACAGCAAGAAGCTCGAGCAGTGTAAGGCCGACGTCTCCGCAGCACAGAAGGAGATACAAGAGCGATGGCAACGGAGCAAGATGCTACGAACTATCAGCAAATCTTAGCCATGATCGAGCGAAACACACCTCTCGAGAAGATCGTAGACTACGCCTTGCAGCTGGTGATCGAGGGCGGCATGAGGCCCACGCCAGCATCGAGGATGGCTGCGAAGAGATACGGATATTCACGCCATCACATATGCCACAAGCTGACTCATCACCCGAGGTACATCGAGCACCAGGGAGGAAAGCCAGCAGGGTATGGAGTGATACCAGCGTCAATCATCGACGAGATCATCGTGATGCTCGAGCGTACCCCTGAGCTTGGCCTTATGGGGTG